GTCCTGGCTGGCCTCCTCCCCTATCAGCGCCCCATCTGCCAGGACGACACCCACCGGATCATCGCCTTCTGCGCCGGATACGGGGCCGGCAAGACCAGAACCATGTGTGCCTGGACTACATGCCTCGCCCTCGATAACCCCAACACCACGGGCATCCTCTTCGCACCAACAGGCCCCCTGGTGCGCGACGTGGTGATCCGCAGCCTCGAGGATTACTGGACTGAGCTGGGCATCCCCTTCGAGTACAGGGCCAGCCCATTACCTGAGTTCAAAGTCATGCTCCCCCTGGGGCCGGTCGTGGTGCTCTGCCGCAGCATGGAAAATTGGCAGCGCATCATCGGCATTAACGCCAGCTTCATCGGCGCCGAGGAGATCGACACTTCAAAGACTGAGATCGCCAGGCGGGCAGTAGAGAAGTTCCTGGGTCGTCTTCGTGCTGGCAGCCGCAGACAGCTGGGCATGTTCTCCACGCCTGAGGGTTTCGGCCTGATGTATTCCCTGTTCGTTGAAGAGGGTGACAAGGCAGATCGTGCCATCTACAGGGCTAAGAGCACAGACAACCCATACCTCCCCGCTGACTTCATCGACGGCATGCGGGAGAACTACCCGCCCAACCTCCTCGAGGCGTACCTGAATGGTGAGTTCACACTGCTCACTCAGTCCAGGGTGTATCCAGAGTTCAGCCGTGACCTGAACGCCTCCACCATCAGCGAGCCCTCTGAACGCGACACCCTGTTCCTCGGGTTGGACCTGAACGTGGATCGCTGCTGGCTGGCCGTCTGCGTACAACAGAGCGATGGTGTTCACGTCATCGCCGAACACATCGCCAGGGACACGCCGGCTGTGATCGAGTGCATCAGGCAGCACTACCAGCCATGGGTTGATCACGGCCAGCTGATCGTCTGCCCTGACGCCAGCAGCCAGAGCCGCAGCACGAAGAATGCCGGCATTTCAGATTTCGGCCTGCTGAAACAGGCGGGCATCCGCATGCAGGTGCAGGGCAGCAACCCGTTCATCCGCGATCGGGTGCTGGCACTGAACAGCCTGATCCTGAATGCCAAGGGTGAGCGGCGGTTGTTCGTCCACCCCAGCTGTAAGGGCATGCTGAAGGGCCTGGAGCAACAGCCCTACGACCAGGACACCCAACAACCGGAGAAGGGCGATGGTGGCCCTGATGACCTGTCCGGTCAGATGGATGCCCTCGGATACGCGATCTGGCAACTGGCTGGGATCACGGCCTGGCAGACCAGGGGGCACAACAGACGCAGCGGCCTCGTATCAATGCCGCCCAGGGTGTACTGATCACCACTCGTAGACTGTTGCTACGCAGGAATAGGGCAATGGCTGTCTGGCCGGTAAGTGAAGGCGGGAGCTATCCAGGTGAACCCGAACCCGAGCAGGTTGAGGTTCAACAGCCTGATGCTCAACCTGAACTGAAGCGCTCTCGCCCGAAACTGGTGAAGTCTGATGGCGAATGAGATCTGGACTGCCAACCAGGCACAGGGCTGGGCTGGTAACCCTACGCAGTTCGGCGTATCGGGTGGCATCAGTACGCAGAGCGTTGATGACCCCAGTTCGGTTGATCCGCTGTATTGGCAGATGAGTCAATGGTGGGCACCTATTCGCGCATGCCTGGAGGGCACCCAATACCTGCGGGACAACGCGATCAGGTATCTGCCTCGCCAACCACGGGAACAGGAGGATGCGTGGAAGGGCCGGGTGGCCCGCAGTGTGTTCAGCCCATATTTCTCCAGGGTGATCCGCACCGCGATCGGCCTGATCCTCCGCAAGCCGGTGGTGTTCGAGGGCGGCGATGAGACGTTCTGGGAGGAGTGGCGCGGGAATGTGGACCGGCAGGGCACGGATCTCGAGGAGTTCCTGCGCAACCAGCTGGCCACGAGCATTGCCTACGGACACTCGGGCTGGCTGACGGATTTCCCGAAGGCCGAGGGTGTGGTGACGCTGCGGGACCAGACGATGGCCGAGCTGAAGCCGTACTTCGTGGCGGTGGCACCGTGGAACATCCTCGGCTGGCGACACGATGCCCGTGAGCACATGGGCAAGATCCAACAGGTGCGGATCAGGGAGAACATTGCCAAGGCCGATGGCCGCTATGGCCTGAAATACGTCGAACAGGTGAGGGTGTTGACCCCCGGCGGGTACGAGCTGTGGGAGGACCTGGATACCACCGGCTGGACGCTGATCGAGTCAGGGCAGACCAGCCTGAGCGAGGTGCCGCTGTCTGTGACTTACGGCGGAAAGATGGGAACGCTGCATAGCAAACCGCCACTGCTGGACATCGCCCACCTGAACCTGACGCACTACCAGCGGCATGCTGATTTGATCCATGCGCTGCACATCGCGGCGCAGCCGATGCTGGTGCTGAAGGGTTGGGACGACCTGAGCGACCCGGCCGGGTTGAGCGTGAACAACGCCCTGGTGCTCCCACCTGAGGGCGATGCGTTCTACGTCGAGCCGGCCAGCAGTGCATTCGACGCACAGCGTGCCGAGCTGGAGGCCCTGGCCGAGGAGATCAGCACCCTGGGCATTGCCACACTGACGAAGCAGAAGAACACGGCAGAGAGCGGCCTGAGCAAGTCGCTGGACCGTGTGGACAGCAACAGCATGCTGGCGTTGATCAGTAAGGATCTGGAGCAGACGCTGCAGCAGTCGCTGGACTGGGCGGCTGAGTTCGCTGGTGTGCAGGCTCCCGTGGTGAGTCTCGATCGCGACTTCGATGTAGCGGCGATGGAGGGGCAGGAGATCTCAGCGATCAATGCCCTGTTCACCTCTGGCCTGCTGGATCAGGAGACGGCCCTGGAGCTACTGAAGCGGGGCGAAATCTTGCCAGACGACATGGAGCCGGAGGAGATCATGGCTGCGGCCGAGCTGGAGCAACAGAAGAGCATGGATCACGACCTGGCGATGGTTGAGGGCCAGGCTCAGGTTGCTGCTGCGTATGCCCCGAAGCCCCCGGCCGCGAAGCCGGGTCCGCCTAAGGGCTGATGCAGACCGAAGAGCAGCTGTTCGTTGCAACCAGGGATCAGTTTGTTCTCAAGGGATTGAGCGACGATGCGCTGAAGCAGATCCTGCCGGCGTACAAGCAAGCGATCGGCCGGATCACCTTCCTGCTGGAGTCGATGCCAGGGCTGAGCGTTGAACGGCAGCTCTGGCTCCAGACGCAGCTGGCCACGATCGAGGCGCAGTTCAAGCCTGTCGCCGATCGGATCTACCAGATCCTTCCTGGCGAACAGGCGAAGGCATTCGAGGAGGGGATCAGGAACGCCCAGCAGTATTTGACGGCCGGAGGGATCGAGCCTGAGGGCAACAAGCCGGTGGCCATCACGGGTGAGACGGTGAAGGGCGAGACGGTGAAGGTGATCGGCGAATACCCAGGGTTCAACGTGACAAGCGCGGTAAGCGATGGGTTCATGAGCCCGAGCATCACCAGACAACAGGTCGTTGCAGCGGCCAGAGAGACGGGGTTCAAGGTGCTGAGCCCTGGTGGCAGTAAATACGGGCTCGAGGATCTGCTCCCCAAGTGGCAACAGGCGCAGGCGGCCCAGGTCGAGCGTCACCTGCGGGCAGGGTTCCTGCTCGGGCAGACGAACGAAGAGATCATGCGGGAGGTGGGGCCGCTCGGCCCTGGCCGGAAGGGATGGGCGATGACCGAGGCGCTGGTGCGCACCTCGATGGCAGAGGCCAGCCAGTCAGCACACGATGCGTTCTATGAGGCGAATGCTGAACTGCTGCCTGAGACGAAGAGCGGGTTTCGCTGGTGGTGGGATTCGAGTAATGACACCAGGCTGTGCCCGGTGTGTGCCCCGTTGGATGGGGTGAAGTTCAAAGAGAGGAGCAGTCCGCCACATGCCTGGCCCGCTCACTTCAGCTGCCGGTGCAAGATCCTGCCGATCACCGCAACCAGCGAGCTGCTCGAGGAGGAGGGCGGGCCGGCCAGCGGCAGCTTCCTCGAGGCCACGCCGGTTCAGTACGACAAGCGGGGGAAGAAGCTTCCACCACCTGCCGGGTATACGGGGGAGAACGCCTACAAGCGGCCGATGAAGATCGACGGCCAGCAGCAGTGGGTGAGGAGGAGGGATCTGGGGCCGGGGCAGACCACGGCGGGGGACATGCTGAAGAACACCAACGAGCACAGCCGGCGGATGGTGCTGGGGAAGCAGGCCCCGGCGTTCAACAAGCTGGTGGCCCCTGGCGGGAAATATGAGAACAACCCACAGGGCGCGGTGAGGAAGCTGCTGGGCGACCCGCTGCCGCCTGGGTCAACAGCACCCAGGTCGGTTCGAGGCAACTAATCTGCGCCGATGGGGATCACGGCCGAACAGGCACTGGCGGAAGCCCGCCGGTTGTACGAAGAGCGGAAGCCAACCGGTTGGCGTGCCTTCAGCATGGGCGGCATCAAAGTGGCCAATCGCGTGCCCTGGTATCAGCAACAGGTGCGCAGGGCCTATCCGTTCATGGAATGGGAGGAGGCTGAGCGGGCCTTTCATGGTGATCTGGCCACGGTGCTGGCGTATGTGAATGCGGGGCGGGATCCGAACCTCGTGGGCGATCTCAGGCAGACATTCAGATCGTTGTGC